AACGGTGTTTAAATCTATGTTGAAAGTGCTTTTAAACGCCGTGTAAATATAAGCTGAATCCTTATTAAGATTGTAAACTATCTGCTGACGAGCCTTGCCGCCGTCAACAGATTCGCCGAGATTTAAAAATTTCAGCCCCTGCTCAATTGCAAGGGCTGTATTTTTCGGCGGATCCGGATAGAGGAGCGTAATAAGCACAGTCAGCTTTTCATGTTCCATGAGCCGCTCGTCCTCCAGTGCCTGAATTATTCGCAGGCATACCCGGAAATCTGTATTTATAGGTACCGCTTCGCCGTCGATCAGGACAGCCTGCGGCATTTGTTCAAGCAGGTAATTCACTTCATCACACCGCCCTGAACCGCTTCGGTGTAGTGCCTGATAAGCTGGTCGGAGGTCTGGGTGAAGTACTTTGCAGTTTCGCAGATGAAACGGATAAGCTCCGAAGGCTCGCAGCGCCCGCCTGTGAGGATCTTCGCTGTTCCCTCGCCGTAGATTCCATCTACCTGCTCGCCGAGGAACTCGGCAAAGCGGCGCAGCTCCTTTGCGTTCTCCAGTTCGGCGTTCGAA